ACTATTGATATGGCGGATATTGACGGAAGTAACAACGTTAGAGTTATTTTACGTTACAACGCAGGTATTCAATACGGTATCGGTTCAGACGTAGTTCTTTACGGAGTATAACATTAAATAAAAAGCGTAGGAAACTGCGCTTTATTTTATTCACATAAAAACATAAACAAAAAATGTGTACACTTACAACAGGAAGAAAAGAAGTATGTAAAACATCGGTTGGCGGTATTGACGCAATTTATTTTATAAATTACGATGATATGGACGTTATTACTTATGATGCTACAAATACTGATAGTATTCAAACAGTAACAGGCGTAACTTCTTTATTTAAATATGAATTAAAAGGCGCAAATTCTTTTGAGCAAACAATAACAAGTTCAAGAGAAAACGGAACTACTTTTGTAGAACAAACTTTGACTTTTACATTAAAAAATTTAGATGAAGCAACGCATAAACAAATAAAATTATTGTCTTTTGGTAGACCACACGTTTTAATACAATCAAGAAATAATCAATTTTTTCTTGCAGGTTTAGAACACGGAATGGACGTAACAACAGGCGTTATTTCAAGTGGTGTGCAAATGGGTGACCTATCGGGTTATACTATGACGATGGTTGGAAATGAGAATTTAGCAGCCAATTTCTGCGAAGTTGTAGTTGCAGCAGGTAATCAAGTAACTGACGCTAATTTAATAGCGGTATTTACAGGAGCAACAATAATTAAAGTTTAATTAAAAAAAATTTATTTTTAAAGCCGTTCGTAAGTTCGGCTTTTTTTTTGTCTTAAAAAAAGAACAAAAACACGAATATTTAATTATACTAATATGATAGTATTAACACCTTCAGGAAGTCCGCAGACATTTAGTTTTATTCCACGTGACAATACCTTTAATGTTATGGAACTAACAGACGAACAAACAAACGTAACAACGCCTGTAGCGATTACTTCAAGAACTGTTGGAGACTACATTTATACAATTACAGCAACCTTTGGTTTAGTAGAAGGACATTTTTATAATTTAGTTTTAAGAGTAGGTACAACCATTATATATAAAGACCGAGTATTTTGCACGGCACAACCATTAGTTACGTTTTCGGTTAACAATAACCAATATGTAAGTAATACAACAACAAATGATTTTATAGTATATGAATAATTTACACGTTTTAAACTTGTCGGCTTATACGTCACCTGTTATTTCGGAAACAAACCGAGAAAATTGGGTTGACTTTTTAACTGAAGACGGAGACCAATACTTTCAATTTTTAATTGAACGGTATTCTAATTCAACAACGAATAACGCTATTATAAACAACGTAGCGCGATTAATTTACGGAAAAGGTTTAAGTGCATTAGACGCTAATAAAAAGCCTAATGAATACGCGCAAATGATGTCTTTATTTCACAAAGAAGACGTGCGTAAAATGGTTCTTGATAGAAAAATGTTTGGACAATTTGCTATTCAAGTACACTACAACGACAAGCACGACAAAATATTAAAAGCATATCATATACCTGTTAATCTTTTACGAGCTGAAAAATGCGATAAAGACGGAAACATAACAGGTTATTATTATTCTGACAATTGGGACGACATTAAAAAGTTTGCGCCAATTAGATTTAGTGCTTTTGGTTATGGCAAAGAAAAAATAGAAATATTATTTTCTAAACCTTATTCAGTTGGAATGAAATATTACGCCTATCCGGACTATCAAGGTGCTGTACCTTATACACTTTTAGAAGAAGAAATTGCAGATTATTTAATTAACGAAGTACAAAACGGATTTAGTGGAACTAAAGTTGTAAACTTTAATAACGGAATACCAACGGACGAACAACAAAGTATTATTTCAAATAAAGTTTTAAGCAAGTTAACAGGAAGTCGCGGACAAAAAGTAATTGTAGCTTTTAACAACAACGCTGAAAGTAAAACAACAGTTGAAGACATTCCATTAAACGATGCTCCAGAACACTACACGTATTTAAGCGAAGAATGTTTACGCAAAATAATGTTAGGACACAATATAACTTCACCTTTATTATTTGGAGTTGCTTCAACAAATGGTTTTTCAAGTAACGCAGACGAATTAAAAAATTCAAGTATTCTTTTTGACAATATGGTTATACGACCATTCCAAGAAGAATTATTAGACGCGTTCGATAGTATTTTAGCATACAACGGAGTTGCTTTAAAGTTATTCTTTAAGACTTTACAACCTTTAGAGTTTACAGACTTGGAAAACACGCAAAACGAAGAACAAGTTGCTGAAGAAACAGGAACAGAATTAAGCGCACATACAAATCCGTTAATTGATTTAGGCGAAGAACCGCAAGACAATTGGTTATTAATAGACGAAAAAGAAGTTGACTACGAAAATGACGATGAAGAAAACGAGTTGTTAAGTAAAGAGCCAAAACAAAGTTTATTAAGTAAAATTGTTAACTTGGTTTCAACAGGTTCAGCTTTTCCAAATAGCAAAAGTCAACAAGACGAATTAATAGACGGAGTTAAATTTTTTACACGTTATAAATACGTAGGCGAAGTAACTAAAAATAGACGTGAATTTTGTACGCAAATGATTTTAGCAAACAAGATTTATAGAAAAGAAGACATTATAAGAATGGAAACACAAGTTGTTAACGCAGGTTGGGGGCCTAAAGGTGCTGACACTTATTCAATTTGGTTGTATAAAGGTGGTGGAAATTGTCATCACCGTTGGAACAAGCAAGTTTACGCAAGTTTTGAAGGAACTAACATTGATATAAACAGCCCACGAGCGCGACAAATTGCAGGACAAAAGGCAGAAAAATACGGATATGTAATTAACAACCCAAAGTTAGTAAGTACACGACCAATTGATATGCCTAACAAAGGTTTTTTACCTAAAAATATTAAGGAATAATGGCAGACGCACTTTTAGTCACACGACAAGACATAGTTAAATTTACTTCGTTAAACGGAAACGTTGACACGGACAATTTTATACAATACATCAAGATTGCACAAGATACAGACTTGCAAAATTTCACAGGAACAAAGCTATTAGACAAGATAAAAGCGGACATCATAGCAAATACGTTGTCGGGTAATTATTTAACGCTTACAACGACTTATTTAAAGCCAATGCTTATTCATTTAGCAATGAAGTATTATTTGCCGTTCGCAGCTTACACGATTTCAAACAAAGGAGTTTACAAACACAATTCGGAAAATAGCACGAGCGTAGAAAAAAACGAAATAGATTTTTTAATTGAAAAGGAAACACAAATAGCACAACACTACACACAACGTTTTATTGATTACATAAGTAATAACACGAGTTTGTTTCCAGAATATAACACAAATTCAACAAGTGATATGTTTCCAGACACAAACAATAATTACACCGGATGGTACATTTAAAGACATACAAACCAAAGGAAGTTAATATTGTAAAGTTAAAGACTTACCTAAACACTATAAAAAATGGGAAGTAGTTGGGGTTCTTTACCTTCGAGAACAAGTCCAAAAGGCGGTCAACGTGGTTGCCTATGTAAAGACGGAAAAACGTACTCTGCAAAGTGTTGTAACGGAAGTTTACACGCTCAAGGAATAGGCGTTATTGAAGGTGTAGTAAATCCAATAGTACCTATTTTTCCTGCTAACACTATTGCACCTGTAATAAGTGGTGCTACGGCTTTAGGTAGTGTACTTTCATCAACAACAGGAACGTGGATAGGAATACCTACACCAACTTTTGCTTACCAATGGCGAAGGGGTGTAACAAATATAACAAGCGCTACAAATTCAACATATACTTTAGTAGTTGGTGATTCAGCACAAAATATAACTTGTGTAGTAACTGCAACAAATACTTTAGGAAGTGCGTCAGCAACTTCAAATATTATAACAGCACAAACATATTCAGCACCTGTTAATACTATTGCACCTGTTATTAGTGGAACAACAACACTTGGAAGTTTACTTTCAGTAACAACAGGTACTTGGACGGGCAATCCATCACCTACTTTTGCTTACGAATGGACAAGAAACGGTTTATCTATAATTGGTGCAACATCATCTACATATACTTTAGTAATACAAGATTCTAATGCTAACATTAATTGCTTTGTAGATGCAACCAATGCTTTAGGTACTGCAAGTGCATTGTCTAATACAATTACAGTAGATAATTTTTCAAACCTAAATAGAGTAACAGAAATAAGCGAACAAAGAATAACAGAAAATAACGACAACAGAGTAACACAATAAAAAAAATATAAAATGGCAGATATTAAAATTAGTCAATTAACCGCAAAAGGTTCAGCAATAGCAAATACTGATTTAATAGAAATTAGTGAAAGTAACGGAGCAGGTGGTTATGTAACAAAGTCGGTTACAGGTGCAAATATTATAGGTTCAAAACAAGACACTTTAATAAGTGGTACTAACATAAAAACCATTAATTCCACTACAATATTAGGAAGTGGAAATTTAGCTGTACAACCTACTTTAGTAAGCGGCACAAACATAAAAACGATAAATAGTAATTCGATTTTAGGTAGTGGAGATTTAGTAATATCGAGCGGTGTAACTTCAGTTTCAGCAACAACACCTGTAGTCGCAACAGGAACTACAACACCTGTTATAAGTTTATCTTCAAATTATGGAGACACTCAAAATCCGTATGCGTCAAAAAATGCAAATAATATTTTAGCCGCACCAAACGGAACGGCAGGAGTACCGACATTTAGGGCTATTGTAAGCGCAGATATTCCTACACTTAACCAAAACACAACAGGAACGGCAGACAACGTTACAGGCATTGTAGCAGTAGCGAATGGTGGTACAGGCACTGCAACACCAAGTTTAGTAGCAGGAACGGGTGTAACTATTACAGGGACTTTCCCTAATCAGACTATTAACTCTACAGGTGGTGGTGGTGGTGGTACACAAATAGGAGATTTGATTGGTGGTGGAATAGTAGTAGCAGTATTTAATCATAGTGGAGTATCTAAAGCTCTTGTTGCAAGTTTAACTAATTTATCTACAGGTATTCAATGGACAATACCTGCATTTCAAACTACTGCAATAGGTGCTCCTTCTCGAAGTTATTTTAATGGTCTTACAAATACTAATGCAATTATAGCACAAACACTTCTCCCTGCAACTACACTTTATGCCGCAGGACTTGCAAGACTTTTTGCAGGGGGTGGTTTTAGCGATTGGTATTTACCTTCAATGTGGGAGTTAGGTATGTGTTATAATTCAGCTACTGTTGTAAATATAGTTTTAGGAGCAAATGGTTTTACAAGTGATTACTATTGGACTTCTACCGAGTCATTTGGCGATGCTAAAACTATAGAGTTTGCTAGTGGTGGCGGTTATAGTGGTGCTAAGTCCCAAAATTTTGATGTCCGTGCTGTAAGAATACATACAATTTAAATAAATTAAGATGAAACAATTAATAGGATATTATAACGAACAAGGAACTTATATAGAAGAGCTTGTTGATGTTATTGAAAGAACAAACGAAGAATTAATACAAGAGAAAGAAGCACAGCTTTTGGCTATGTATGAAGAGTTGAAAGCACTTAAAGGAGAATAGATGAAAAGTAACTATTTAGCAACAGCTTATTTTATAGCAGGTTTTTTAACTTCGTTTTCTTTGATTTGTCAAGGCACAGAACTTTACATTAATTTGGCTGGAGTTACTTTGTTTTTATACTTAACGTTCAGTTTAACTGAAGCATTAGAAGAATTATGAAACTACAATTATACTTATTACTTTATTCAATTAAAAATTCAGCATTGAAACTTATAACTATTATTTTTTCGTTTTTTTTACCAATAGCTGGAATACTTGGACTTTTATTTACTTTGATTTTAGCAGACACAGCTACAGGAATATGGAAAGCTAAACACCTAAAACAAGAAATAACATCACGAAAACTTTCAGCAATAATTTCTAAAATTTTGCTTTACGAATTGTGTGTAATTTTATTTTTCTTAATAGACTATTTTATATTAAACGATATAATTTTAACCGTGTTTTCTGTTCCTTTAATACTTACTAAAGTTTTAGCGTTAATTTTAGCATCTATCGAAATTCAATCAATTGCAGAAAATTGGCGAATCGTCAAAGGTGTAAATTTGTGGCAGTCTGCTAAACTTCTTTTCACACGTGCTATTGATATTAAAAACGACATAAACAAACTAAAATGAATTTAAGCGCACACGTTACACTTGCAGAGTTTGAAAATTCACCTACTGCAACCACGCACGGAATAAACAACAAAATGAATGAGTCGCAAATTGCGTCCGCAAAACTTTTGTGTGAAAATGTTTTTGAACCTTTAAGAAGTTACCTTAACACACCAATTAAAATTAGTTCTGCCTATCGTTCAGTACAATTGAATAAAATGATTAAGGGGAGTTTATCAAGCCAACATTGTAAAGGCGAAGCAATGGACTTGCAAATAGGCGCAAATGGGTTTTTCTTTATTAAAACAAAGTTAGACTTTGACCAATTAATTTGGGAGTTTGGAAACGAAGAAAATCCTTCGTGGGTTCACGTTAGTTTCAGTTCTAAAAATCGTAAACAAGTATTAAAAGCAACCAAAAAAAATGGGAAAACTATTTATTCTAATTATTAGTATTTTACTTTATTCTTGTTCGGCTCAATATCACTTGAACAAAGCAATAAAAAAAGGTTATGTTTGCGAAGACACTTTACAAATGGACACAATAAGAATAGCAACTATTGATAGTGTTCCTGTAATTGTAAACAACGAAATAATTTACGAAAAATTTATTACGCAAAAAGATACAATAGTTAAATGGAAAACTAAAAATGTTTACGTTCCAAAAACACGAATAGAATTAAAACGTGAATACAAAATAAAAATAAAAACTATCTACAAAGACAAGGTAGTTGAAAAAGCGGAAGCACGAGCTGAAGGTAAAAAGAACCGACCTAAAGGAAACCTTAACTTACTTTTTGTAGGTGTTGGAATAGGTTTATTACTTTCGTGGCTTTGGAAAAACGGAATTAAATCTATAATCTAAATTTTTATGGCAAATAACAGCGCAAGGTTTCGTCTTAAACAAGATGAGATTGAAGTTTTAATGCAGTATCGTGGCATCAAAAACGCAACAGACGAAGCTGGAGTTGATGACAAAGACGTTAAACACGGATGGCTAAAAACTAAACAAGCAAGTTTATTCTTTAAGAACCCAAACTTTAAACAAGAAGAACTAAACGAAATACAAAGGATAAAAGACGAATGTATAAAAGAAGTAAAGTTATACGCTCCGAAATATCACGCAATAGAAACAATAAAAAGCGAAGACACGCATTTACTTGTAATTGATATTGCAGACCTTCATATAGGAAAACTTGCAACAGCATTTGAAACAGGCGAAGACTATAATTCACAGATTGCCGTTAAACGTGCAAAAGACGGAATGCAAGGCATCTTAAACAAAGCGAAAGGGTTTAACATAGACAAAGTATTAT